TATCTCAATCTTATCGACCATGTTACCTACTCTGGTATGCATGGGTACGAAGATAAAAATACCACTAACTTTGGTAGTATTTTATCCACCTATATGACCGCCAGCTATTCCAATGCTTCATTATTGGAATTGTTGAAGAATGAACAAAGATTTGATCGATCCCAGATCATGTCTTCTTCATTTAATGTGAAAGCGATGCAAGAATCAATGAATTCTACAAACGCTAACTATCTCCTCGTTAAAAAGGAGAATATCGAGCTGACCCGAAAGCTCGCCGAACTACAAAAGTCCTTCTGCCTTCGTTGCCCTAACGAAGTGCCCAAAGACCCTAGGCAATTATTGGACATGGAAATTGAAAAACTTTCCAAACAATACAGTATGCCTGTTGAAGAACTATTTGTTCCTCCAGCCCCCGTCCCGAAAGGAATTCGAAGCTCATTTTCGACTTCCGCTAAGACCGATGTTATCAACACCGGTGCAAAATATCGGTTGTTTCCCATTTTTGAAACAACTGAACAAGATGACCCTGACCACATGGTCCGTTTTTCCTGCCTATTAAAATTTGGCTGGAGAAACTATCTTGGAAAAGGACCTCAAAAGGTAGCCGCCGAAGAGGCCGCTGCCAAATTGTGTTTGGTTCACATGCAAACACAACCTCTTTCTTTCTTTGTTCCCAAAGCTCAATCCAAAATTAACTCTAAAGAAAAGAGAAAACAAGAAAGATTAAATAAATCCGAATTCATGGAAAAATTCGGTGATATTCTCAATGAAGAGAATGAATCTTGTGAAAGACACAGGACTAAACATAGACACATGAAAGTTGACAAGTCCCTCAGATCACAAAAACGTACAAAACGTGATATGCTCCGAGCATATAATCAACTAAATACACAAGATTCCGACGACCGTGATATCGAATATGATATCGAATTATTCACGACCGTATTGGCCCAGAAAGGTTATGATGTGGACCTTTCGCCCTTTAACGCTGCTATTGTGCGTTATGGGGTTAAACACTTTGTCGCTGTTGGAATTTTACCCAATTTCAACAAACTTGCTAGACTTCGTCTGGCAGGTATTCCCTTGCACCTTCCCTCAAAAACAGGTGCTTGTCGATACCGACAGGTTCTTGCCAAATACTTTTTCGCACTCCCCCTTCCCGATATTATTAAACACAATTATTATGGAGTGGCCGAAATGCCCCATGCCCAAATGTTCCAACCTGGCAACACCCAAAAAGCTCGCGCTTTTGGGTGGTGGCCTTCTCAATGGGCAATTAAAATGGGCCCTTATTTGAGTCCTTGGACTGCTTGGCAGTCCTTGAAGAAATCAACAGCTAATTACTTTGCCAGTGAAGCCGTTTCAATGGCACGAAGTGCTCTTACAACCGGAGCTTACACTGCTTTTACTGCTGTTGGTTCTATTACCAAATCTGCAGCTGCCCTTCCTGCTTGGCTGTATGAACAAGTCCGTGGTCTTCTTAAGAAGATGATGGATTGGTGGTCTGAATTAGGCTACCACGCGAAACTTGCGATTGTTCTATCAGTTGCTTTCATTATGCTTGTCATCTTGTCTTCACCATTATATATTTACTATGATTCTTTATATGAATTTTTTCATGGAAAGAAAGACAATATGGGTCCTTTTGACCCTAATATGGCAAAGCACAAGCCGGAGAACGTATAAAAACCAGTACTATGGCCTCATTATTTTCCGTTTTTGGAGAATTCAATGATTTTCATAAACAGACCGATAAATGTACTCGTTTCTTGCTCAATTTAAGAAACCTTAAAGATTTTTTTAAAAGTCTTTATGAATTTATTGTTGAATGTTTTGATGACTTTCATAGATGGTTATACAAAGAAGCTTTTACTCAAGGAGGCATCGACAACGATGACCTCAGAGCTACGCATGAACGCATGCTTATGACTATTTCCCAGCGAAATACAAGTGAAATCTATAGAAGTATGGATTTGATGAAACAAGTAGTTGAAGACTACCGATTTCTCACTAAAAAACTTTCTACTTTTTCCCCAAGTGGAAAAACTGCCCAACAGTTCCATCTTTCAGTTTCAAAACAACTGCGAGATTGGAAAGAAGTTTATGATACTTGTATTTACAATATAGAGATTTCCGCTAAACAATTGGCTCGCCCTGAACCACTTTGTGTTTATCTATATGGTAAAGCTGGCAAAGGTAAAACCTTTACTGCTCCGATTATTGCGAATTGCGTTTCCCAGATGTTAAGAAAAGAACCCCTTTCTGAACATGAACGTTATTCTCGTAATCCAATTGAAGAGTTCTGGTCTGGCTATCATGGCCAGTATTGCTGTTCTTATGAAGAGTGGCTCCAGGAAACTGAATCTACTGATCGACAACGACAATGTTGTGAATTGATCAAGATGATTTCCACTGATGCTTATATGCTACCAATGGCAATTGCCCAAGAGAAAGGAAAGTCCTATTTTGATTCCTCTCTTGTTGTTATCACTGGTAATGAATCTGCACGCCCTAAAGTTCCGATTACATGTGCTCTTGCACTTTATCGTCGAATGTTTGCAATTCAAATTATTGAAAACAAAAAGAATACTCCCGTTGAGTATTCTGTAGCAGATTTAGATAATTGTTACAAGTTCCTAGTTAGTTATTATAACTGGGAAAACCAAGTTGACTATATTAAGCGTACTTGCTCTTTTAGTCAGTTATTGAGTCTCTTAAATGAGAAACATATCTATAATCAAAAAGCCTCCACTTTGGCTAAAAAACTCATTGGACCAGTCGTTGCCTCGAATGACATTGGTGTATTGTCCCAAAATACATCTAATGTTGAGACTGTGACTGAGTTTGATGATGAAGTTGAAGTTATTCGTCCTGACAAGCCCTTATTTGATGAGAGCTTTGTTAATGGTTCTAAGAAAATTCAACAAGAAGTCAAACCCGTTTGGAAAATCAAACCAAAGAAATCTCCTACTAAAGAAGACTGTGTTGCTCCTGCTCAAGGATACCAAAAAGCCATGTCTTTCTTTACAAAGGATATTGAGTGGAATGCTAAACTCTACTACAAGTCCTGGTTTCAGAATTGGAACGCCGCGCTACGTCGTTTCATCCACGAACATTACAATATCGATTTTTGGAACATCACCGAAGATGTTGCCAAAGTTTTAAATCGTCTTTTGCTCAATTCCCCTCAGGATGAAGTGCAAAGGACTGTTTTTTGGATGGATTTACTCTCTTCTCGCGAAGCCTCAACAAGCTACTATTTAGGTGGCTACTTGAATTTAAACATCCAATCATCTATTGATCTTGGCCGTTGCATACCTCAAGCCCTTTTACAAATTTTCTTTTCTCTCACTGATGAAAGAATTAAAAAGATGTATCCAACAGAAGAAAAAGATCTCGATATGTGTATTGAAGCCCAGAAAGTTGACGATTATTTCGTCTTACAAGGAGATGTTCCTATGGTACTTGAACACTTGCGAAGCAAGGTAGTTTCAAAACATAAAGTTGAGATGGATGGTTCTACTACCACCAATCTCCACCATTATCTCCCTCTCTCCTATGAAAAAGGAGAACTTGATGAACTTCAAGAGAAAGAATACCTAACAGTTATCTTTAACAACAATCCGTTACCAACATTTAATGCCTGGCATTTGAAATTTCAAGCTTTCAAAACGCTGGACAAGAAACAAGAATTCAGGATTTCCAATTTTATGATGTGTGCTACACTCATCGCCATTGGTTTTATGGTAGCCTTATTAGTCGCATTTTTCTTAGCGATTGGCCATAAACCACCTGAAATGTTAGAAGCAAATTCTTCTCATCCCATGCTTAAGCGCATGGAAAAAATCTGGATGAAAAAACGTGTTCCAGTCGTGATCCCCGCCCAAGGAGGAGATCAATGTTTTACTTCTTTGGCTTACAATGTTCTTGCGAATACTCGCTTATTGAAAGTCAACTTTGGAAATAACTCAATGTACTGTTTTGCCACTTTTATTTATGGCACAGTATGTTTAGCAGCTTCCCATTGCATACCTAGCAATGTTACCTCAATAGAAGTTTCTGTCAACATGGCTGCAGGCCAAGTTGAAACTAGAAAATTCTTGCCATCCGAGATACAGATAGAACGTCTTGCCGAAGACGATCTGTGTTGGTTGGCTTTTCCTGGAAGTCGAATGCCCTCATTTCGCGATCTCCGTGCGCATCTTTTAGATGCAAACCTGGAGTCATATGATGGTGCTACCCGCGTTAGCTTTACTGATGATGGTGAACATGTAATGTTCATGGCATCTAGCAGTGCTTCAATCATTGCTGGAAAGTCTTACTATCAGGAAGTTGATGGAGTTATTACCTACATCACGCCCACCCAGCTCGTTGAGTGCGTTGGATGTGAAGGAATAGATGGCGATTGTGGTCAAGTTTACTTGATGAAACACAGTCCATCTCCCCAAAAAATTGCCGGCTTTCACGTAGCTGGTTTAAAAGACAAATCGTACTTTGTTCCAATAACGAAGGCGAATTTACCTAAAAAACTTGTCACTTTTGATCCTGTGACAACTTTTGAGCATCCCAAAGCTCAAAGCTCATTTGAACCTCATTCGAAATGTTCCATTATCGAATCTCAAGAGTCTGCTGGCATCCACATGGCTGTGGAATGTCATATCTCAAAACCTCATTTTCAGAATTGCAAAACTGACCTTAAACCCTCAATTATGCAAACTGGAATAGAAGTTAATTTAAATGGAGTAGCGAAACAAATCGCTACGCCGTGGCCAATCAAACAAAGGCCCGCCATTTTGACTCGTGACCAAGCATCTTTCGCCAAGCAGTATAAAAAGCTTGCCGGAAAGAAAAATGAGAAACTTCCTGACTTAGTTAATGATCCCGAAGTGTGGCAGGGTCTTTTTCCCAAAGATCCGCGCATTCGAAAATTGACTGTTAAAGAAGTAATCGATGGAATTCCTGGTTTTATACCTTCCTTAGACAATGACACCTGTTCTGGGTGGCCTTATTGTGAAATTGGAACTCCACGTAAACAACTCTTTCGTCGCTCTTGTGATGATGGAGGTTATTGGGTTCGTCCTGACGTACTTGCTGATATTCAAGATTTTGAATTGAAAGCTATGGAAGGCATTGCAAAAACACCGGTTTTTGTAGGCTTCCAGAAAGATGAACTCAGACCATTATTGGAACAACAAGGAATTGATCCAAGTAAATGGTTGCCCAAAGATCCCCGTCCTATTCAAGCCGCCCCTCTATGGTTTCTTATCATCTGCAAGATGTATTTTGGAGCCTGGACTGCCGTTGTTTCTCAACAACGAGGTCCTGTGGCAATTGGACTAAATCCTTACTCTACACAATGGTACGCAGAATATAGAGAATTCTACGACTTTGCCAAAGGAAAAGTTGATTCACAAGATGTTTCTGGTTTCGATCTTAATTATCCTGGTGATTTTTATATACCAGTTGTTCGCAATTATGTTGCTGCCTATTTTGGTGACAAATTGCCCCTTGGAATCAAACGAATATATTATATGGTAGGCCATTGTCATTTTAATTACCGGTTACTTGTTGGTGCGATTGTTTATATCGCAACACACATGTGTACTGGTGGCTTTATGACAGCCCATTGGAATACCATTCTTACGTTAGTCATGCACAGAGTTGTAGCTCTGTACTTGATGTTACAAAAAGGTTTCCGCTTGCCTTTAGCGGAAAATATGAAATTGCTCGGTTTAGGTGACGATAATTATCGCACCGTCCGAGATACTCAATGCAATGGACATGAATTGTTGGAGGTTCTCTCCCCAATTAATGTCTCAAATACAATCAAACTCCTATTTGGCCATACCTGCACTTCCTCTTCCAAAGGAAAGATAGGTGCTTGGCAATCGATGGATGACGCTGATTTTTTAAAGCGTTTTCTTCGACGACAAGATGGAGTAGTTGTTTGTCCCTTACGATTAGAGGATATGCAACAACATTTGTTGTGGTATAATTCTCGCAGTGACCTTTGCGAGAAAGAACAGTTTACTCAAAACTGTCACAACACTCTTCGAGAGGCTTATTTCCATGGACGTTCAACGTTCAATGAAATGAAAGCCACAATCAATCCCTTCCTGTTATATTTAGGTGAGAACAATGTTTTCTTTCCTACCTATGACGATTTGCATGCCATGTACATACAGAGCTTGCAAAAATGTTAGTAATATTTCTTTTGTTACTAATAGCCCACCGAGAGGGCTTAAACATGGTTGGCGCTGCAAAGTGCCAAGTCCACGGCGACGGTATACATACGACCAAAGACACCCTTACGTTTCCCAGTGAGTCGATCCGCTCACAAAGGAGTGTACGCACCCGGATTGCTTCAGCAAATCAAGAAAGTTCATCCAAGACCTCGGATGATAGAACTTTACAACAAGAGGCACAACCAATGATACAAGAAGTCACTGGTTTGTTACAATTTGAGGAATCGGCGAACCTCGAAATGGAAAAGATACCTGGCAGACAAAAACTGACCATGATTTCAAACCCTTTTCCAGACCATACGCCCAAGGAAGTGCTTTCCAGATCATATAATATCTTGAATTATGACTGGACTAGTTCTGCTACTACCGTAAACTTACAGTTTCCTCAAGAACTGTTTGCGATAGAAACTATTGCACATTACCTTTCAATCTTCGACTATTTCCGAGCCGGAGTTAGAATATCAGTACGACTGAATTCTACACCTTACCACCAAGGCACCTTGGTAGCCGGTATTATTCCATGCCGAAACCAAGCCAATCTTACTACATGGCAAAGACTCAATTGTCGACCTGTAGTACTTTCAGCATCCACGCAAGACAGTTGCACGATAGATGTTCCTTATCTCTATCCTGCCTCTTGGTTGGATTTGTCCAACTATGCAGATTATGATATTTGCAGTTTTATGCTCACTCAGCTGAATACTCTGAACGATACTTCCGGCAACAGCCCGCCGAGCGTTTCAGTTTCTATCTTTGCAGCATTCCTTAACCCTGAATGTGCAGGATATGTTGAGCCTTCCTCAACATCCTTAAAGCGATTTACGAAATCCTATAGGGAGAAAAAATTGCCTAAAGCTCAGTCCAGCAAACTTACGCGCTTTAATAAAAGTGGTAATAAAGTCAAAACACTAGACGGACTTCTGTCTGGTGATGACGTTGAAAAAGAAGGAGAGAAGAAAGCCAAAGACGGTGTCACCATAAAAGGTGTTCAAAAAATCGTCGGAGGTGGTTCTGAAATTCTTAAAATGGTTCCCGTTATTGGACCAATTTGGAAAGAAATTGCTAAATTTATTTCCACATTTGGATCCGTTCTAGACGAACCCTTCGATCCCTCAAAAATAGACAAAAGTGATATTGATGCTCTCATGAATGATCATGCCCAGTGTTCTGGCTTATTTCATGGTGCTCAACTTACAATGTATCCAGGAGTTCAAACTTCTCAGGATAATTTTGGAATGGAAAGTTCTCGCATGACAATCGGCGAGTTGGCACAAGTTCCTGGTTTGTTTCAAACAACCACATTTGCCCATATTAGTGATTCCTTTTCTTTTGGACTCACACCACTTACACCTAATTCTTATTCGGGTGCAGTGGACTTTCTAGGTTTCACCGCCGCTAGTTTTAATTACTGGCGAGGTGGACTCAAATTCCTATTTCATTTTGTCTGTTCTGCGTTCTATTCTGCTCGTTTTAAAATAGCTTACGCAACAACAGTTCCGTCAACCCTTGACGGCGATCTGCCCCAGATGATCGTCGACGTTAAAGGTGACACTTTTACAGAGGTTACAATTCCTTATTTGTTTCCTCTCCCTTGGAGGCTAACTGGCGACTCTTTCGCTGTAGGCACTCCCAAACTCTATATCTCAATGATAACGGACATCCAGGGTCCAGCTCTTTCTGACTCTGCAACTATCTACTTAAATATTTGGAGATCAGGAGCTGAAGACATTCAGTTCAACATGATCCGAAGTTCGTACTATTGTTATGGTGGTACTTTCGATAAGACAAGCAAACAGAAGAAACTTGTAAGATCTGAAAAAGATACCCCAAAAGCCCAATGCACTATTGGCACTCGGTTCAAGACCAAATTTGAACCGATTCAAGAAGGCAGCATGTATTCTGGTGAATTCAGAACATGTAATGCCGAACTACCAATTAGCGTCTCTGACGTTCTGAAGACTTGGTGGCCGAACGATCCTGCTCAGTATGGAAATACGTTCGATGACCTGTTGCCCTACAACCCGTCTTCTTCAAATGTTACCTTATTGTACAGTCCTAATGTGTACTTTGGTAATCTCTTCAACTTTTGGCGAGGCTCACGCCGCTGGAGGATTGAAGCAAATGCTGGTGATGATATTACTATGTCTGATGGTACTGATACCATAGACGACCATTTTTATCTATTTCAGCATGTCCCTATACACGTGAATTGTCCATCATTGGTTCGAAGAAACAATGATGTTGAAATTCCCTGGATTAGCCAAGTTCCTTATGTTCCTACATTGTTCTCTACTGCTAACCAGATGCATATCACGTGGAACAGGCCTATGCAGACCTATGCAATACCTGTTTCTTCCGCGCTCCCTGACACTTGGAGCCTAAAAATGGGAGATGATTTTCAGTACCTTTATCTCCTACCCCCCCCTGACTTGTTTTTCTAACAAGTCATGAAACGCCGGTTTCCCTAACTTACGGCGGATTCAAACCAGTTTTACTGGTGCACTCGCGAATTATCCACAAAGATCATCCACGGAGTTTTCAATCTCCCTGTTGATGTGCTGTGTAGA